TAGACCATTTCAGTTTTGTAATTTATGTGAAGTAAATGTTTCTAATATTGAATCACAAGAAGATTTAAATGAAAGAGTTAAGGCAGCATCATTTATTGGTACATTACAAGCTGGTTATACAGATTTTCATTACTTGAGAGATATATGGAAAAGAACTACAGAAAAGGACGCTTTAATAGGTGTATCTATGACTGGTATTGGTTCTGGAGTTGTATTAGGTTATGATATGACCGAAGCGGCTAATATTGTTAAAGATGAAAACAAAAGAATAGCTGATATTATCGGTATCAACCAATCAGCTAGAACTACAACCGTTAAACCAGCTGGAACTACTTCATTAACTTTAGGTACTTCATCTGGTATCCACGCATGGCACAACGACTATTATGTTAGAAGAATGAGAGTGGGTAAAAATGAGTCTATATACAATTATTTAGCTACTAACCACCCAGACTTAGTAGAAGATGAGTTATTTAGACCACACGACACAGCGGTTATTTCAGTACCACAAAAAGCACCTATAGGTTCAATACTAAGACATGAATCACCATTTGATTTATTAGAAAGAGTTAAAAAAGTATCCCAAGAATGGATTAAACCAGGTCATAGAACAGGACAAAACACACATAACGTTTCAGCGACAGTATCTTTAAAACCTGAAGATTGGGAATTAGCTGGAGAATGGATGTGGGCAAACCGTGAATATTATAATGGTTTATCAGTATTACCTTATAATGGCGGTACATACGACCAAGCACCATTTGAAGATTGTGATGAAGAAACATATGAGAAGATGATGAAGTCTTTAACAAGTGTTGATTTATCCAAAGTAATTGAATTAGAAGATAATACTGATTTAAGTGGTGAGTTAGCCTGTGCTGGTGGTGCTTGTGAGATAGATGTTGATTTAACAAAGATTTCAAAAAACGGTGTTGAAAAAGTCTAATAAGATTAGTTGGGGTAATGATATAACATTAACACAACAAATATTAGAAGTTTTATATAACATTAGGAAACTTAAAGGATAAAATAATAACCCCCTTATTTGGGGGTTTTTTGTGCCTAAAATTTACATTTTAATATTTTACTATAAATTATATACTTGAATATTTATTAATAAAAAGAATTATGGCAGAAAGATTTATAAATATATCATTCCCATTCGAAGAGGACCCAAAAGGTAAGTTTTTAAAAATGGAGGGTGTTAGTAAAAAAGCAGTTAAAGCTGACTTACTACATCTTTTATTAACACAAAAAAGACAAAGACTTTATCTACCTTCTTTTGGAATAGATTTAAAACAATATCTTTTTGAACAAAATGAAGGTGAGGTACATGCTGAAATACGAAATGAAATACAAACAGCTATCAGTAACTTCATACCTAATTTAACAATAACATCATTAACAGTGAGAGAATCGGATAGAAATAGAAATGCGAGTATAGCTAAACTAGAATACAAAGTTAATACAGCTACTTTTTCTGGAGTTGATTTTGTAGAAATAGAATTATAATATGGCATCAGATAAAAAAATAAATTATTTTGCTAGGAACTTCCTAGATGTAAGAACGGAACTTTTTAATTTCATTAAAAAATATTACCCAGAAACATTCCAAGATTTTAATGACGCTTCAATCGGTACTATGTTGGTTGAATTAAATGCGGCAGTTGCGGATATGTTATCCTATAACACTGATAGAATGTTTCAAGAGACACAACTGGATTACGCACAAGAAAAAAAATCTGTTTTAAACATTGCTAGAACTATGGGTCTAAATGTACCAGGTAAGAGACCATCAGTTTCCATAGTAGATTTTTCGGTTAATGTACCAGTACTAGGTGATACTTTCGACATTAGATACGCACCAACACTTAAATTTGGTGCACAAGTCTTAGGGGGTGGACAAACATTTGAGACATTAGAAGACGTAGATTTTTCTGAACCACTATCAAATGGAGGTATACCTAATAGGTTAGTCTTACCAAACACCAATGCTGGTGGTACAATAACTAGTTATACTTTGGTTAAAAGAGAGTTTGTGGTTGCTGGTGTTAGTCAAATTTACAGAAAAAGTATTACAGCTAATGAGGCTATACCATTTTATGAAATAACATTACCAGATACAAACGTTTTATCTATAGAACAAATAATAACTTTACCTGGTACTAATTTACAAGGAAACCCAAAACTAGACCAATTTGTAGACCCAAAATTAAGGTGGTATCAAATGGATTCATTAATGGAAGATAAAGTTTTCATAGAAGACCCAAATAGGGTAACTGATAATCCATCAATAACAGCTGGTAAATGGATAAATACAAATAAAAGATTTATTAGAGAATATACTGATAAAGGTTTTTGTAAAATTACTTTTGGTTCAGGTAATTCAGACCAAGTTACTTTTGATGATTATGTGTCCAACAATAACTTCGCTCTTAGAATGGGTGATTTTATTAACACCACAGCTATGGGAGAAATACCAAAAATAGGTGATACTATGTATGTTAGATATAGAGTAGGTGGTGGAGCTCAAGGTAATGTTGGTATTAATACGTTAAACACTAAAGGTTCTTATGAGATGGAAGTACAAGGACCCAACAACCAAATAAATCAAACTGTTAGGGGTTCTTTACAATGTAATAATCCAGTTCCTGCTTTTGGTGGAGCTGATGCTCCAAGTGTTGAGCATATTAAAAAAATGGTTAGATTCAACTTCTCATCACAAAATAGAGCTGTTACTTTAAAGGATTATATGGTTTTAATTGATAAAATGCCAGGTACATTTGGTATACCTTTTAGAAATAATGTTTCTGAAAGACAAAATAAAATAGATATTGCTGTTTTAGGTTTAGACAGTGGTGGTAAATTAACAACTTCATCCACAAATAGTTTGAAAGAGAACATAGCTTCTTGGTTAGCAGATTATAGAATGATTAATGATTATGTTGAGGTTAGAGATGGTAAAGTATTTGACTTAGGTTTTGATATAGATGTTTATATAGATAAATCCTTTTCTAAAGGCCAAGTGGTTTCTGGTGTTATAAGCGTTGTTAGTGAATACTTCAATGTCCAAAAATGGGACTTAGGTGATAACATATACTTATCACAACTAATGGAACAAGTAAATAATGTAGCTGGTGTATTAAATGTTGTTAATTTTAAAGTTTTTAATAAAACAGGTACTAATTATTCAGCAAATGTTACAAGTCAACAGTTAGTCGACCAAACAACATTACAAATAGATTTACAAGATGATTTTATATTATTCGCTGAATACGACTCCATGTTTCAAATTAGATTCCCACAAAAAGACATAAGAGTTAAAATTAAAGAGTAAAATGGACCAAATTTTAAAAGTACCAAAACAGTTTACAAGTAGTGATGCTTTAGAAACTGCCACTTTTTTAGGTTTGGAACTTAAAAGTAGTACTAAACCTTTAATAGAATATGACATTGTTGAAGTTATAAATCAACAACAAGTCTTTGAGGGTGAAAGAAATGAAGTTACGGACTATAGGTTTTCTGGTAGAATAAATTTTTATACAGCCAATGAATTAACACCAACAACTGTAGATACTGACCCATTAGACGACACTTCTACTGTTGTAACTGGTGCAATAAACGAAGACTATGACCCTCTATTTGACGGTAGTCCCGCTTTAACTCCCAATAACTGGTTACTTCAAATACTATACCCATATAAAAGTTTACCAGAATTTGAAATTAAAACATATTCAATTTTTAGTTCTTATAGTACCTTAGCTAATAAAGGACCTCAAATTCTTAATATGGTATTAAATCAACCATCTGGTGAAGAAAACAAGGTTGGTGTTATATGTGCACAAAAACATAACTTAAAGGCTGGTGATTTTATCCATATTAGTAATGAAAGTAATACAAATACAAACCCATACATAGGTATCAAAAAAGTTTTAAGTTTAGGTATAGGTGGTGAAAATTTAGACACACAATTTACTTTAGATACAGAATATTTGGGAACATTTGCTATGGGGGTATCCAACCTTAGAAAAATATTAAAACCATCAAGGGAAGATTTAGGTTTTAAAAATAGTTATGATATTACAAATGTTACCGCAACAGATGAAATTGGTGGGGTAAATGGTACTTTTAATAATAATGATGAAATATATTTAAGTATTATTATGGAGGGGGAATCTTTTAGTGAATTACTTAAAAGAATAGGTGAAACCTTTCCATTCCAAAACGGACCACCAAGTGAAACATTAATAAACACATCAGTAATTGGTTATTACAGTCCCACTCTTACAAGTTCATCTTTACCTTACATAGAAATTAGAGATGGTGGTACTTTAAATGGTATATATAAACCATTTAAAATAAAAACAACTAACAATTCTACTATATTGATAATAAAATCACTATACATTAATATTAAGGGGCAATCACAAACTTTCACTACACCTAATAAACCTAAATTTAGATTTCTAGATGGCACTCCATCAGAATATTACGTTAGGGAGTATAGGGTTTTAACAACTAATGACTACCAAGTTTACAAATGTGGTTTTAGTTCTACTATTTACCCTAAAACTATTGTGAATGAATTAGGTGTAGCTAATAAAACTTGGTTATACCATTATAATGAAGATGTTAAAGTTGGTGGTTTAGTTGATAATTTAAATAGACCTATATCTGAATTATATTTAGGTTATATTAAAAGAGCTGGACAAAACACTTTTCCTTGGTCAAACGTAGTTGCTGGTTGGGATTTTAATAGCCAATTTATAAATAACCAAAACGGTTTAGAAGATATTTCTAAGTTTAACGTAGGTGGAGTTGGTACTATTGAAAAACCAGACAAAAGTTCAACTTATTTGGGTGATTACGTTGAGTATAATAGTTTGGAATTAAAAGAGTATGTTTTATCAAAGATAGTACATAGATTCGGTAAACAACAAGAACCTAATGCTGAGGGTTATTTTTTAAACCCATTTAAAAAAATGAAGATTAGGGATTTCTCACCAACAATAGAGACTAGTTCTTTAGTTGAAGAAACAGAAAATATACCAGACTACGCAGAGGTTTACCCAAATTTAGATATATCATGGAGAGATTTACTACCAATCGGATTTGTGGACAGTGATGATGATTTAGGTGTAGATTATCCATTTGTTAATGGTAAACACTATTTTTATGGTAATTATAGTTTTTTCTTAAGAAGACAAATACCACAAAATAATAAAATTTTAGATATGAGTAATATTAAAATTGCTAAAATAGACGAATGCGATTGTGAATAAGATTAAATTAAATAGGGAATTAGGTAAGGATTTAAATTTTAGTTTACCGATTGGAGAAGATTTTACTCAGTTAGGTTTAACCCAGTCAATAGATAATTTAGTTTTTGAGGAAACTAACAATAGTATAAACCCTTACAATGATTACGAACAAGTAGCTTATAGAACACAATTTGAAAATGGTTTTAATGTTAATTTTAGATTTTTAGAAGAGACCTCAAACACCTACGTAACGGATTATACAGCAATGGGTTTTAATACATCACCACAAGGTTTAAATAAGAATTCATTTAAGAAAAGTTTTTTTAGACTTTATTTTTATGATGAGAACGAACCAGAAAATAGGAGTTTATTATTTTATGAAGAGTTAGATGTTATAGGTACCAAAGTACCATTTTTAAATTTAAATAAAGTTTTTTGGTATAGAAATGATTATAGTTTTAACACATCAACAAATAATAAAAATTTATATGTTGTAGCTAGATTTTTTAATGCTTTAGATGGTAAAGTATATGATTTTTTTAATCTACCATTATCTTATACATCACCAGTGGATATTACACAGTATAGTCAAAATAGTGGTTGGTGGTCTAGTAACTTAGTTTTATTAAACCCAATTAACATGAATGGTGAAAGATTTATGGCTATAATGCCTGGTAATGGTGCTAACACAACAGATACAATTACTTTTTCACAAAGAGTTATTTTATAAATGGATAAATACGAAAGAAATATAAAAATAAAAAGAGTTTTAACAACACTAGATACTAACAACGATGGTGTTGAGGATACTATTGCTTATTTAAATCAAGAAGACTTATATTTACCATTTTTATTAAAACAAAGTATAAAAGATTTGGGTGTATATACTGATTATGAAGAGGAAGAAGAAGTTATAGACTTAGGTGGTTTTTGGGATACATCTAATAGTGGGTATGGTGATGCAGGTACAAGCCCAATTAGTGGTGGTATTATTAACCCTTATGGTGATGGAGTGGACTCACCAGAAGTAATATCAATAGATGGTGTTGATATTATATATGGATGTATGGACGAAACAGACCCTAATTATAACCCCAATGCTACTGTTGATGATGGTAGTTGTCTTAGTTCACAAGATTTTGATACCGGTGTAACTGTTGAAGATAACTCAACTGAACCATCGGGTAGTGGCCAAAGTGGCCCAGCTGGTTGTTATAAATTATCTACTGGTTGTATATCAGATGAAGGTTATCCAGTTTCATCAACAAAATTTTATGATTGGGTCACGACAGCCAGAGACTGGTGTCAAGGAGAAAGTAATGACTACCCTAGAACCAACGATTGTATACCTAATGGTTGTGGAAGTCAATATGATAGTACTTCTTCACCCACATGTGCAGAATATTCAGAACCATCACCATGTCCGTGTCAACCAGCACCATCCACACACTCAATACCATACATCTTTGCAGGTGGAGTTACCAACTCATTATATCCATTTTGTTCAAACAACCCTAACGTTTGTTATTCCCCAGACCCATATGACCCTAATTCAGCACAATGTGATTGTGTTGGTGATAATGAGTTACCTGGTATACCGGAACTAATATTTAACATACAAAGGACTAACGTTGGTTGTCCGAGTGGTGAATATAATTATACATATCAGTTTTTCTGTATGGCAAATTAAAAAAATAAGATATGTGGATTACAGGATATACAAGTAGTAGATTAAATGAAGTTAAAACTTTAGATATTAACGAACCATACAAAGTTGGTGTTAATGGTGTTTTAAGTGTTACACCAGACTACATAGAATATAAAATAGATGATATTTTTTATAAAACCTACACACCAAAACCTTCTATGGGTAAACCTAACTTTCAAAAAGGTATCAAAGGGACTAGAGTAACTGTAACTAAAAAAATTAAAAATTACATCACCCCACCACAAATAGGTGAACCAGTCCAACAAAATACCACATTTAGATTTCAAAATATAAACAATAATTTTGAAACTTACCCCTCAATCAAAGAAGAAAATAAATTAGAACAAGTTTTTCTGCCTGAAATAGAAGATGAAATATTTATAGAAAGAGGTGCTGGTAATATATATGAAAAACATATGAGGTTAATGGATATTAACAACATCGGACAATTAGAGACTTATAAAAATGGGTTTTATTTTATTAAAAAGAATTAATTATGGCTATAGGAAATTATGGAACAAAAAGATTATCTAGTACAGATTTAAATAACATAGAAGTACTTTACAGTTACGTGGGGGATAGAACAACACAACCATCCAACGATTTTAAAAGTTTACCAGCTGGTGATGTATTATCAACCTTAAATCAACCAGACGGTGATAGGTTACCTGGTTATTTTAATTTAAAATTACCAGCTAATGAATTTTCAAATGTAGGATTTTATAATATAATGATAAGACCTAGAGTTATTACAACAAGTATAGTTGATTGTGGTGTTTTAGCTGCTTTCCCAAACATTAAAGGGGTTGTTTTAGATACTAACGGTTTGGGTGATTTAGATTCTTTAGTTGGTTCTAGAATAGAGTATTTTGATACAACTACAGGTGAACAAACTGATAATTTTACCATAATAACTTCAGTTAATAGAGCAGAACCTATAACACAAAATTTACCTAGTACTACTGAAAAAGCTGTTAGATATAGATTTAACAATAATTCTAGTTTAGCTTTTCTTACAGTTACACCTTCATCAGCACCATCTGTTAAACCAAATAGTTTTCCATATGTCGGTGTAACGGGTCAGAAAATAAAAATTAATAATACTTCATTCGACCCAATGTTAATTGAATTAGAATTAACTGAATACGATATTAATTCATTAGCTATTGGTTTATATGGTAATCAAAGTAAAGGTATTCAGGATGGTGTTTACACTATATACAATTTCCAAAATGAAATTTATAAACAATATAATTTATTTGAAATACAAGACCAATTTACTGGTGAACCTCTATATGAAATTAGAGAACAAAGAGATATAATAGATGATACTAAAGACTTTGAAAGTATCACCGATACTAATACGTAATAAAAATGGCTTTAAAAAAGGTAGTACCTGGTTCGTTAACAGACGCATATAAATTAAGACAAGGTGATTTTTCACCTAATTTGGTTGGGTTACAATTTACCGACCCAAATGCGTATTTTACACTAGGTAACTTTGCTATCACTAAAAACCTTCAAGGGAGAACCGCTATTGATTTCAAAACTGGTGAGTGGTCAGACTATTATAATTTAAATGATTTAAATATAACTCAACAACAATTAGACACAATGCAGTCCAATAATGTTTTTGTTAATTTAAATTATGACAAAACAGATATCACTAGATTTGTTTATTTTGGTAGTTTTGCTAAACTTTTAGAATGTACAATACAAGAAATTATTATTAAATGGCCGGCAGGTTTTGTTATATCCACCGACCCTGTGGCTGGAGATTTATCCATGATACCTAACGTTAATAGTGTTTTAGATTTAAATTACGAAATTACAACCAACACAACAACATTTAAATCTCCAAATATTGCAGTTTATAATCCATATGGTTTAGATATTAGAAACATCCCTTTCGGTGAAAATAATATACCTAACGAGTATTACGATTATGTTGTTACAGATGAAAACAATATAGATTACGTAATAAATGGTATGACTGGTACATCAGTTAACGATAATTACATTTATTTTAATATAAGTGGAAAAATATGGGATGCTTTATCTGGTTCTACTTTTG